AGCTTCAGAAGAAATTGTAGATATCGATTTCGGAAAGAAAATTAAGTCAAAAGTTTACGAAGGTGTTGAGGCAAACGTTTTCAAATTAAAGGATAAAATTTATGTTCAAACTGTTAATCCAGCAATGAAACTCAATAAAATTTATGAGTCAAATGCTACTCAAGCAGTTAACATAATTAAAGACTTCATCAAGTTTGATATATCAGAGTCTTTGACCGAGTTTTTGAACGGAGAGGAAGCTTTCTTAAGTGTTATGAAAAATGACAAAAAAGAAATTGTCAAAAACATTGAAATCTTAGAAGGTGAACTTAGAAAGATCGAAAATGTAAAACAACAGAATCCTCTTATTGCCCAGTCTCCAGAATTAATCAATTTGGAAGAAGGCATAGAAAACGAAATTACCTCTTTGAAAAATAAGTGGAACCAAGTTAATCTTGAAATCGAAAGATTTGAGAAGAAGGCAAATGATATTTCTTCAGTTAATGAAGAAATGGGATATCCATTAGACACTGAAGTTAGAATTAAAAGAAATGGAGTAAAAGGTAAAGTGATTGGTGTTGATGGAAGTTCGAAGACTTATACAATTCTTTTTAAGGAAGGAAAAACTGGTGAATACTTTTTCTCTGATGTCGAAGATTTAGCAGATGAAGTTGATCAGTATGACATCAACACTCCAGATATGGATCTTGAATTTACAAGTGAGTCAGATCAAAGCTTATCTGTAGCACCTGGAGATAATAAAATGTCACAAGGTGACAAGGAGTTCGATTCAATGTATAAGAAGCATTTAGCTAAAGCTCCTGATAATGATCCAAAGTCAGCAGCAACATTTATTGATAATGAGTCTAATTCAAATTTGGCCGCAGCTCCAGCTCCGAAAGATAAAAAAATAGAAACTGGTAAAGCAGCAATTTCGAACAAAACTTTGGCAGCTGCTCCTGATGCAAAACAATCAGCTGGAAAAAAATTCATACAGGATTTGACTAATTCAAATTTAGCAGCAGCTCCTTCAGCAAAAATTAAGAGTGCAGCTCAATTCATTGACGATTTGAAGAAGCAAAACCTAGCTTTAAAAGAGAGCCAAAAGAATTCTCATATTGAAAAAGCTCCAAAGGCTAAATCAGAAAAGCCTAAGAAGTTTATGGAAGATGAAGAAGATGCTAATTTGGCAGCAGCTCCTGGAGATCACAAGAAGAACGGTAAGAAATTTGTAGAGGATACAAAGAGAGCAAATCTTTCTTCAGCTCCAAAAGCAAAAAAAAAATAAACACTAATAAAATAACTGAGTCTGAGGCCTCTCCAGAACATGGATTAGGCAACAGACTCAGTTTTATTTTGGACGATTTGAAAGATTGTCTGAATAAAATACAAGAACTAGAAACTTCTAGTATAGAAAATGGTAAAATTGGAATAGACATTATTAAAGATTCAAGGGAAAATTTGGAACAATTAAGAAAAAATTTAGAAGATCAAATCGCTAAGCTCCAAAATAACCTGCCCGAATCATGATATATGTAAAAAACAAAGACCTTAAAAGAGCTTTATTAGAAAGCAAAGAGAAAGGGGAATTAACATCAGAAACTGTAAAAATGTTTACTTTGATAGTTAATGGAATGTCTAAGACTCACTCTTATAGGGACACAGAAGATAGAGAAGACTGCATATCTGCTGGATTAGAAGATTTAGTAAAATACTGGAATAGATACGATCCAGCAAAATCAGATAATCCCTTTGCTTTCATTTCTCAGATTGCACACAACGGTATGAAGAAAGGTTGGAAAAAGATACATCCACCAAAATCTATCAAGACCATTCCATTTTCTAGAATAGTAAAAGAGGAAAACTCTAATTACAACATCTAATCCCTATTATTCATTTTGAATATATAAAGTCACTGTGTAGCGGAATTCTGTATACAGAATTTAAACATTTTGTAGGAAATGAAAAACATAAAGAACTTAAGACCTAATAAAAACTCAGTCTATCAACAAGGACTTTATGTTCCGACAAATCCGAAAAAGTATATAGGGGATATCAACAACATTATTTACAGAAGTTCTTGGGAAAGAAGATTCTGCCAGTATTGCGATATGAACCCAAATATTACTAAATGGAGTTCAGAAGCAATTTGTGTTAAGTACTGGAGTCCAATCGATAAGAAAGAGCACAATTACAACATAGATTACTATATCCAGGTAAAAAAAGGTGATGTTCTAGAAAACTGGTTAATAGAAATCAAACCAGAAGATCAGTATGCTTTAGATAAAAGACCAAAAGAACCAACTGGAAACTTAACTGAGAAGAAGATTCGATCATATAATGAAAAGCTTAAGATCTGGATCACTAACAGGGCAAAGTTTGAAGCTGCTAAAAGATTTGCAGAAGATAGAGGCTACAAGTTCGGAGCTATTAATGAGAAATTTATAATGCGATGAAATCCTTCCAGGAAAGGTTCGAAGAATATCAATTGAGTGTCTCTGGTCTGTCTTCCTTATCCGATGCTTCATTTCTGTTTTGGAGAGAAAATTATCTTGACAAAAAATCAACCTTACAGATTTCTGATTTTCTAGTTGGTAAAATATATTCCTTTGATTACAACGATAAACTCGATAAATCAAAGAAATTCGTAAACAGAAGACCTCTTTTGTTTTTTATGGGATTCTTTAACTCCCAAGATAAACTTGTATTTAGTGGGCTAGATTTAGTTCTTATTCCTCCTCAATATAGACTTGCTTTTTTCAGTAGAATAAGTAGTGTCTATGAATCCCAAATATCGACCAATGTTCAAAGGATAGAAAAAGGTGATGTTTTAGAACAGGTGCAATTAAAATGTGACTATCCAACTATGGATTTAATCATGAAAGGAATTCCTTGGAAGAATTCTTATAGAGCTTGGGATTTACAGAAAATAAGAGATGCAAAAGAAATTACCTACGAAGATTGGACTAGAATAGTATATCTGCATACCAGGGCAATTGAAGGGACCCCGATTGAAGAGATATATAAGAAAAACTCACTAGCATAATGGCTGGATTTACAGATGGCAAAAAAACTTTTTTTAGCTCTATTGTAGAGAATATTAAAAAAGTGGGAAATTTCGGAATGGCTTATGGAGATCTAGTCGTAAAAAATTCCTATGCAGTTGGTGTTACTGAGGCACAATTTCTTAAGAAAGGTGGTATAAAGGATGAGTCATTCCTTTTCGGGATAAGAAAAGCAGATACCACAACAAAACAATACATAGCTTATTTTGATAAGGATTTCAAGAACAAAAGACATTATGTTCAAGGGTTTGCACAAAATCCGGAAATAGAATTCATATTAGATACTGTATGTGATGAATCGATAGTTTATGATGATAAGAATTTCTGGGCTTATTTCTCTTTCATGCAACATGAAGATGTCGATAAAGAAATCTATGCTCAGACCCAAAAAAGATATAAAGAAATTTATAACCTATTTGGATTCAATCAGGATATCTCAGCTTGGCATTTATTCCGCAAATTTTTAGTAGAGGGAAATCTTGCTTTTGAAATAGTTTTCGATAAGAAAGGAAAAAGTATAGTTGGATTCAAAGAAATAGATGCAGCATCGTTAGTTCCAACTGTAGAAGCTCAGCCTGATGGATCTTTCGTTGATATCTGGATTCAATATCCTGATAATCCTTCCTTAACCAGAAAATTGTACGATTCGCAAATCATCTATATAAGTTACGCCAAGGGTGGTGGTACAGCTTCGAGAATAAGCTACATTGAAAGATTAATAAGGTCATTCAATTTGCTTAGAATCATGGAGCACACTAGGATAATTTGGAACGTGATGAATTCCTCTTATCGTATGGCTATGACTGTACCAATAGGTACAAAATCACCACAAAAAGCCAAACAAACTCTAGGTGAACTTATGTCAATTTACAAAGAGGACATAAGATTAAATACAGACTCTGGTGAGTTAACAGTTGACGGAAGGCCAAAAATACAATTCTTCAAGAATTATTTAATGCCATCTTCTCCTAATGGAACTCCAGATATTCAGCCTTTACCAGGAGCTGGTGATGCCACTGCATTTTCTGATACAAAGGCTCTTCAATATTTTGCAAACAAATTAAGGATAGATTCAAAAGTTCCAGTTTCAAGATTTGGAAGAGAAGACAGCGGATCTGAAGGAACTATTTCCTTTGGAGCAGATGGATTGGATATGGAAGAAATTAGATTTAGTAAATTCATAAACAGGCTAAGGTCAATCTACCAAGAAATCTTAATGAAACCCCTCTGGGTCCAATTTTGTTTGGACTTTCCGCATCTCAAAAATGACTATATAATTAAATCCGAATTTGGTCTTGATTACGTGAAAGAGAACATGTTTAAAGAAGCCAAGGAGATGGAAATTATGACAGCAAGAAAAGATCAAGTGATTAAAATATTGGGCTTGAAAAATTCAGAGGGTAAACCATATTTTAGTTTACAATTCTTGCTCGACAGATATCTTGGAATGACAGCTCAAGATAGAATTGATAACGAAAAAGCTAAGAAAGAAGCTGCTGAGAAGAAAAAAGAAGCAGAAGGAAAAGAGGGTGAGGGCACGGAAGAAACTAAACCTGAAGAAGCTGCAGGAGAATTTAAATTATAACTATGGCTGGATTTATAGATAACTTAGGAAAATTCAATCCCAACATATCGAGGATTATTAAAAATCTCAGCGGGTTAGGAAGCTTTGGAATGGATTACAAAGATCTTGTGATTCAAGACTCTATGGCTATTGGTATATCTGAAGCCAATATGAGGGAAAGATTCGGTTTTTCTGAGGATGACGAAGATTTCATTTATAGTATAGCTGCTCAAGACACATCTAATAGGAAATATATCGCTTATTTTGATAAAGACTATCCTTACAAAAGAGATTTCTTAAGAACGTTTGCCCTCAATGCTGAAATAGAATACATTCTAGACACTATTTGTGATGAAGCCATAGTGTACGATGAGAAAAACTTCTTTTGTCATCCTAGCATGATTAATATGGATTTAAAGGAGGATGTGGTACAAGCGCTTAGGAAGAACTTCAGAAAACTTTATGTACTTCATAATTTTGCCAATGGGTTAACTGGTTGGCAATATTTCAGACAACTTTTAGTTGAAGGGTTTCTTGCTTTTGAGATCATATACTCTAGCGATGGTAAAGAAATTGTGGGATTCAAAGAACTCGATGCAACAAGTTTAACCCCTGCAGTTGAAAAAAGACCCGATGGCACAAGAGAATCTATCTGGTGGCAATACTATGGTGAAACTACAAGACAAAGAAGACTTTTGGATGCCCAAGTTATTTACATATCTTATGCTAAGGCCAACACTGCATCAAGAACATCTTATACGGAAAGATTGATTAGATCTTATAACTTGTTAAAGATCATGGAGCATTCTAGGATTATCTGGAATGTTATGAACTCGCAGTTTAGAATTAAAATGACAGTTCCTATCGGAAGTAAGTCACCACAAAAGGCAAAAGAGACACTTGGCGAGCTTATGTCAGTTTACAAGGAGGATATTAAACTCGATACAACATCAGGAGAACTTGCTATTAATGGAAGACCAGATTTACAGTTTTATAAAAACTATCTTTTTCCTCAACAAGCAGGGAATAGTGTTAAAGTAGAAACCATTAATGCTCAAGGGCCAAACTTGAACATTATGGATTCTGTTGTTTATTTCTATAACAAACTCAGACAGGATTCAAAAATACCTTACAATAGATTTAGTGCAAGATGGGGGGTTGGGGCTGGAAATCCTTTTAAAATCCCAGCAGATGGATCTGAAAGAGATGAAGTAAGATTTTCAAAGTTTGTTACAAGATTAAGGTCTATATTCCAAGAGATTGTTGTTAAACCCCTTTGGATTCAAATGTGTTTAGATTTTCCAAGCCTTAAGAATGACCCAGAATTTAGAAGTCAAATAGGGGTTAAGTTCGAAAGTGACAATGTTTTTGGTGAATCCAGAGAAATTGAGCAACTTATTAAGAAAATCGATTTTGTTACATCATTGGGAGAAATCAAAGAAAATGTAAACGATGAAGAAGTACAATATTTCAACCAAGACTTCCTCATTGAAAGGTTCTTGGATTTAAACTATGATGACATTAGGATGAACAAAACTTACATTGAAAAAAGTCAAGGAGCTTCTGGTGTAGCAACAGAAGGGGGAGCAGCACCAGCTGAAACTACTCCAGCTGCTGAAACACCTGCGACAGAAACTCCAGCTGCCGAAACACCACCTGCAGAAGCATAATCCACGTTTCCATTTTCTTCATATTATTCCTTTCACTGGAAACTCCTGTGTTTTTTGGTGTAAAATAGTAGGAATTTTTTTTTCTTCTTCTAATTTTCTTAAATTTGCTTAAAACAAATAACATGCAAAAAGAACTTTCTGTCCTTCTACAAATAGAATCTACTACTGGAGAGGGATCACAAAAAATCAAACAGGATCTCATTAAAAACAACTACTCGAAAGAGTTAGAGTATTTGCTAAAAGTTGCTTTAGATCCTTTTTTGACCACTAAACTACACAAATTAGAAGTCATAGAAGAAAGTCCATATTTAGTCCAATATGACGCATTCGAAAAGTTTGTAGATCTAACAAGCAGACTTTTTGAAGCACCAGCACCAAATGACAAATTTCGAGAAGAGGCTTTTGAGCTAGTTAATTGTACTCAAGCTTCTTTTGAAGAAAGAAAAATGCTCGGTAAGGTCCTAACCAAAAGATTGAATATAGGAATCGGAGCTAAATTAATCAACAAGGCATTCGGAAGAGAAGTTATACCTGATCCTAGTCTGATGTTAGCAGAGGACGATGAGAAAGAGATAAACAAATGGGGGAAAATCATATGTGAGGAAAAATATGACGGAGTTAGAATAATCGCTTTCGTGTCAGGACAAGAAGTTAAATTCTTCACGAGGGCTTTCAATGAAATTTCTTCTGGATATCTTTCAGTCATAGCAAACGAATGTAAACTTCTTATTAAAAATTCAGGATTAGAAGGCGATTGGTTTTTAGACGGTGAACTTACAGACTCAAATAGAAAAAGTGTTTCTGGAAAAGTTAACCAAATGCTCAAAGGAAAACCTGCAAGTTCTATAGGTGATGATTTAATGTTCAATGTTTTTGATCTTGAAGATGCAGAAACTCTGAAAAGAGGCAAGGGGGTAATTCCTTTTGAAATAAGGAGACAAACATTAGAAGGGGTATTTGAAAAATCCCCAACATATTCCGTAACATTGGCTGAATCATTTGTTACAAAAGAAAAAGAAGACATCTATAGTTACTATAAAAATATAGTTAGTAAAGGTGGTGAAGGAGTTATTCTTAAAAATCCAGATCACGTTTACGAATGTAAAAGATCAAAAAATTGGATTAAACTCAAAGAAGTAAACGAGTGCGATTTAGTAATTAAAGGTTGGTACCCAGGAGAAGGAAAAAGAGAAGGATTTATAGGAGGGTTTATTTGTGAGGATCAAACCGGAATATTAAAGGTAAAAATAGGATCTGGTTTTACTGACAACGATCTTCATGAATTGAGTGTTGAACCAGATCAACACATCGGTAAGATATGTTCAGTTCAGTACAATGTAATAATCAATGACAAAAACAACAATTGGTCATTATTCTTACCAAGATTTATAGAAATACGAAACGATAAAACTTTAGCAGACGATTTTACAGAAAATTGCAAATGATACAAGAATTATTAACTGAGAAACTCAGACCGAAGGAATTAAAGCACATGATCCTTCCGGATAGAATCAAGAATTCATTCGAAGGAGGTTTACAACAAAATGTGCTTTTATCGGGATCTCCAGGGTCAGGAAAAACCAGCATGGCAAAAATCCTGATGAAAAACCATCCTCACATTTTTATTAATGTTTCTGACGAAAGTTCAGTTGAGACTATTAGAACTAAAATTCACGATTTCTGTTCTACTGTCTCAATCATGGACGGGGAGAACATGACTAAGATTGTAATCCTGGATGAGTTTGATGGTGCATCTGAACAATTTTATAAGGCTTTAAGGGGAACCATTGAAAAATATGCAAAAGGTACAAGATTCGTTGCCACCTGTAACTACCTAAACAAAATTCCGGAAGCAATCAGATCAAGATTTGAACTCTATGATTTTGATCCGATTAATAAAGAAGAAGAGGTTGAAATCCAAGATCAATGGAAGTCAAGGGTTAGCAAAATACTTTCAGCAATTCAAATTGAGCACGATGATAAGAATTTAGATCTTTTTACGAAGAAGTATTTTCCAGACATGAGGTCTGCACTTAACACAATTCAAAGATGGAGTATTGATGGGATTAAAGATCTAACTGAATCAAAGATAAATGAGGTTTTGTGGGACCACGAAGAAGTATTTGAGCTCATTTTTTCTAAACCAGATCCTGTAAAAAATTACCAGTACATCGTTGGGCAGTACTCTTCAAAAACAGATGATGTTATGACATCTTTAAGCTCTGATTTTATAAGATGGATTCAAGAGAAAAAACCACAAAACTCAGGTTTGATTCCTGGTATAATAATAACAGTTGCTAAATACCAAGCTGAAAGGAACCTTGTTATTGATCCCGTAGTTAGTTTGCTTGCCTTAATATTTACTTTACAACAAATGGCAAATAAAGCATAGAAAACTACTCATTGTAGTCAAAACCCTTGATCAACGCATAGTATACTACACAAAACCAAATCATGTCAGCAAAAATTATAATAGTTGGACCTGGAGGATCTGGAAAAGATTTTCTCAGAAAAAAATTTACAGATAAGGGATTCACCTATGGTGTTTCATTCACTTCAAGACCGCCAAGACAAGGAGAAGTAGAAGGTGTGGATTATTTTTTTAGAGATGAAGACTTTTTCAAAGCTAACCATGACATCTTTTTAGAGCTACAAGTTTTTAATGGATGGTACTATGGCATTTCCAAAGGTGAATTTGAAGTCAAAGATCTTTTTATTTTAAGTCCATCCGGACTAAAATGTCTTAGTCAAGAAGATAGAAATAGAAGCATGGTTATTTTTCTAAATCCAGATCTTGCCCTTAGGAAGGAAAGGATCAATCAAAGAAATGACGCGGATTCCACAGAAAGAAGGATCATAGCTGATAATGAGGATTTTTTCGAATTTTCTGACTATGATATGGTGATAAAAAATATTTTTTAATGGTTACAGTTATTTTGGACGGCAACTATTTGCTACATAAAACCTTTGGTATATTTTCTGGTTTTGGTAGTAAAAGCCCAGGTGATGTTTTATCTTCAGAAACAGAAAGAAACATGTTTCTTAGGAAGGTCATAACTGATATGTGCTATTCCCTGAATCAGATTCCAGATCTCAATAGAGTTATATTTTGTAAGGATTCAAGATCTTGGAGAAAAGACTATAAGATTACCCGAAGCGTTTATAAGGAAAGCAGGGTAAAAGGAGAAGGTGTTGATTGGGGATCTTTCTTTAAGCTCTTGGAAGAGTTTGGAGAATACCTTTCGGAGAATGGATTTATTTATAGCACTTGTGGTGGAGCAGAAGGAGACGACTTAATATGGGCTTGGTGTGAACATCTAAAGGATTCAGATGACCAAGTTATCATTTTAAGTGGAGACAAAGATATGCACCAGCTAGTACGTTCCAACGGTAAAACTTGGACTTGCATTTGGAATAGCAATTCAAAGAACAATAGGTTCATTGTGTCAGATAATTGGAAGATTGAAGACGAACAGGAAACTACAATTTTTGATGTTACTCCGATTTCAGGATCGAACAACCATAAACTACAGAATCTTATATCCTCCTGCACTATTGAAAAAATCGAGATCAAAGAATTTGTGTTCAAAAAAATCTTGATGGGGGATAAAAAGGACGATGTTCCTGGAGTTTTTCCTTATCTAACTAAGAATGGTAAAACCTCTAATATTGCCGAAGGAAAAGCTCAAAAGATATGGGATTTGTATGTACAATCACCTTGGGAGAAATTTTCAATGGAGGATTTATGGGAAAACGATGAGTTTTTATCATGGTTAGCTGGACTTTCTTTAAGATTGATAGGACAAACAGACAACAGTGAGAATAGAGAGAAATTCAAGCAGTATTACGAAGAAAACGGAAGGTTAGTTTGGTTAAATCACAAAGCTATTCCTGAAGATATGGTTGAAAATCTCAAGAACCATGTTATTTCTCTTTCCAAATCTGAAAGAGTGGCTCCACTGGTTGATAAAAAAATCATGATAGAGAAATCTCCATGGGCTAAAGACACAAGCCCTCCAAAACAATTTGATCCATTTTCACTTTTTGACTAATGAATAATCCTTTCGATTTAATAAAGGCTTTCCACACAAAGGATTGGGAAAAAATAAAGGATAGAGACAAATCCAGAAATTTCTTCATGATTAATAGACTTTGCTCTATCGCTTTCCCTTTACAGGCTAATTCTTTCAACCATATAAAAATCCAACCAGAAAAAGCTGTGGATTTTTGGAAGGTTTTTGTTTCTCATCAGAACAAAAAGACCCCGCAGTGGATTTGGACAAAAACTCTTAAGGGGGAGAAGGAAAAAGAAAACCTGAAATACAAAGAAGAGATTTTAGAGTTCATAAAAAACAAGCACCAAATCTCTGACAGAGAAATTCAAGAAATGATCGATTTCTTTCCTACTAAATTCAAATCTTACTACAAAGAAATTGAATCACTTTTGAGTTAAGATTGACTTTTCTTATCCGGATATATAAAGCAAAATACTTCCGGAATGCAGGAGCTTAGTCAGATATCAATAAAGCAATTACTTGCCTCCAACACAATTGGAGCAAACAATCAGATCACCAATGCTAATTTTGCACAACTGCAAGAAGGTTTTACTCTTCTTAACAGAGCATTTGGAATATCAATCCAGGATAAATCTCTTAACTTTCCTACAGGTAAATTAAACGTTGGGAGTTTGAAATCCAACTTGATTAGGCTTCCTATAGAAGGAACAAGTTCGATTCAATTAAACGGAGCAAATGGTGATATTCTTTCTAGTGGATTAAACACTGTTAATGACATTTATGCAGGTGGTAATGTTATAGTAGGTAATGCCAACAAAGGTGGAAGATTAAGACTTGTTCTTGACAGAACGTATACGGACGATACAATATTACCAGGAGTAGCTGGACAAATCAGATTTACTGGTAATGATTACGAAGCTTATTTTGAGGTAGGTGAAGTAAGATCTACTTTTTCATTTACAATTGGATCTACAGGTACCACAGGACAAAGCATTTCTGTTTTATATAACGGAGTAACTGCAGGTACAACCAGTTGGAATACTACTAACACTATAACAGCACAGCAGCTTGTTCTGGCGATAGCCAGCAACACAACTGGTCCTTGCTTAGCAGAATCTAACACAAACACAGTAACAATTGTAGCACTCCCAGGATTAGGATCAAGCTCAAACGGTGATGCTATAACTTTTGCAGGAGCAATTCCAACCAATGTCACTGGTGGATCTATGTCAGGCGGTGCAGATGGTATTGACCAATGGGTTAGTTTGATAACTGCAACAGGGGGAAATGGTCCAACTGGTCCAACTGGAGCTGCTGGAGGACCAACTGGAGCAACAGGTGTTCAAGGTCCAACTGGACCTACAGGATCAATAGGTTTAACGGGTCCAACTGGAACCACAGGTCCAACAGGATCTGGAGCTACTGGTCCTACAGGAACTGATGGAGCTACTGGTCCAACTGGATTAACTGGCCCAACTGGAGCAACAGGACCTCAGGGAGCAAAAGGAAGTGCAGGAAATAATGGTGCTACAGGTGCCACTGGACCAACTGGATCAGTTGGTGCTACTGGTGCTGGAGTTACCGGTGCAACTGGTGTAACTGGACCAACTGGATCTACAGGTAGTGCAGGATCAACTGGAGCATCTGGTCAAAGTTTTAGAACTGGGTCTGGAGTTCCTTTGCCTTCACTGGGAAGTAATGGTGATACGTATTTAGATCTAGATACTGATAACGTTTACACGAAAGCTTCTTCAGTTTGGAGTTTAGTTACCAACATTAAAGGAGCTACTGGAACTACAGGAGCTACCGGCACTACCGGTGCTACTGGAACAAATGGATCCACTGGTGCAACTGGACCAACAGGAGCCGCTGGTGTCACAGGAGTTACTGGTCCAACTGGGGCTGATGGTGTAACAGGAGCAACCGGCCCTGCAGGTTCACCTGGAACTATGCCATATTTAGATCTTTCTAATGTGGCTAATGCACAATCATTAAGTACAGGAGGTAACATTCCAGCTAGATTTGATACAACTAATCTTATTGATTCATCATATTTTGCAGTAGGTAATTATGTTCCTTCCGGAATAACTGGAACTTATTTCGAAACTTTGGTATCTGGAAAATACTTTGTTAGCTATAAAATAGGATTAGACAATGTTACTGCCTCAGCATCTTCTTTGATAACCACAAAACTCATGTCGTCAACTTCTTCTCCTGTTGAAGTTGCTAACCTGAAGGCTTTCAAAACTATTGAAGATGTATCATCTGGTTCTGAATCCCCTTTTGAAACCGTGGTGGTAACAGGGATTATAGATGCAGTAGCCGGGGATCAGTATTGGGTTAAAGTTGAATATGATGCAGGTGGGGTTGGAACTGTTAATATAACACTGGGCGACACAGGTATATCAGTACTTGCCCTTCAAGGACAAATGGGACCTACTGGACCTACTGGAACAGCTGGTGCTACCGGTCCTTCTGGAGGTCCAGTTGGACCTACTGGACCAACAGGAACAGGTGTAACTGGTCCCACAGGATCAGCAGGAGCTACTGGACCTACTGGAACAGCTGGTGCTACTGGACCAACTGGAACAGGTGTTACTGGACCAACGGGAACAGCTGGAGCAACTGGATCTACTGGAGCCACTGGTACTGTTTCTGTAACATCTCTTACTTATTCAGCATTTTATGCTCTCTTTTCAGGAGGCACAATGACTCCAGGAACTCTGTATAGAATAAACGATTTTAGAACAGTCCATTATATCCTTGAAACCGCAGGTACAGCCACAAATACTGGCTCGACAGAAGAAATTTATGTACTTGCGACATCAGCTACAACTATAGACCAAAGAGTGATTTCAGAGGATTACCCTGAGGATATCATTTATTGGGATCCTGATCCAAGCAACTTTTATGGAGATGAAGCTTTTACTACTTCTACTTCACCTTCTACAATTGTATCTGGATTTAGAGGAGCTATAACTTATAGAAAAGATACAAACAGAAATATCGAAGGCTATTTCGATTGGAGGGCTTTTAAGTTCAGAAGGTGGCCAGCTAGTACTTCTTATCCTGTTTGGGATTCAGTTTCCCCTCCAACTACCTACGCAGCAGGTGACGTAGTTAGGGTTTCTGCAGGAGCAGGAAATGGTGGGTGGTTTGGATGCTTAGAATCCGATGGATCCGGGATTAATCCAGAAGAGAATAACAAATGGGTTAAACTTGTCGATGGATTTAGCCTTTATTTTTTCACTCAAGATATTAATTACACAGTAATATTAGGGTTCGGAACTCCTAGTTTTGCTCTGAATAGAGGATCAGGATTCAGAGATTTCCTTGCTATAGATCCTGCAGATTTTGCTTCTATTAGAAATATTTCTTTCGGAAAAAAGAGAACCACGACAGATTTTAATAATCCTTTCACTTCCACGACATATGAGGAATCATACATACCAAATAATATAATCATAGGTGAGCTAGCACGAATGAATATTTCTGACATTTCGTTCGATGGCGGATCGCAAGGAAATACTTTAAACTTAAGAAATACTTATAATAGCCCTACAAATTTCACATATAATATTAAATTAGAAGATTGTAATACGATAGTTTTCAGTGAAGTTGAAGATATTGGTTCGCAACTTTACATAAATAACATAACTTTAAAGCGAGTAAGTGGAAGTGTAATAAATCCTTATGATTCATTTAACTCAGTTGTTCTAGAAGATTGTACCTCGATTGCAGTTGAAGGTAATATTGACACAGGTTATTTAAGCGAAATTAATCAATGCGTGTTTAAAAACTACGGAAGTGGAGGAGATGATATTATTAGAAACTCTACAATTAAAACTGCGGCAGGATCTTCTTTCCTTTGTAAAATTCAAGACTCCGAGTTGAATTGGGTATCAAATTCAAAAATAGGAGTTCCACTAGTATCTAAAACTGCTTTGTATTTAAAATCTCACTTTGTAAGCAATAGCAATTTTGCTTCTGCAACTTTTATATACGATACTTCGACTTACGCGAAACAAATTATGGGAACTACTGGGGCAAGTCCAACCCTGATTTATGTAGACAACGCCGGAACACTTCAGACAGTTCCTGCTATAAATTAAAAAGGAGAATGGTGATATCGGAAAAAAATAAACTGTTGATTAACAGGGTTTTAGACACGATCGACTGGTCATTGATCCACAAATTTTATAAAATGGTGGGGAGAACAGTTGGTGCTGAAACAACTCAAATACCTGGGGTCAAAAAGCTGCCGAAAGGAACTAAATTGACAACAGATCACATTAAAGATGAAATCAATAATTTAATTAACCACATAGTGGAAAACGATATGAGCCAATTCATGTACGGTCCTTGGAATGTGGTTTGGGTTAATGGAGAGTGGGAAATGGAAATTCCAGAAATGGACGACGACGGTAACGAAATACCAGGAGGTGGAACAAGTTTTTTCCCTATTTTAGAATCCGTTTTAGAAATTCATTTTTCACCAATGGTTGTAATATCAAAAGAAGTTGTCGTGGACGAAGATGAATTGGAAGACAATCCTGAAACAGTAGATCTCAACAAGCAATTAGAAAAAGCTCTAAAAGACGAAAATTACGAGTTAGCATCAAAGATTAGAGATCTAATTGAAATTTACAAAAAACAGAAATGAAGACTACCAAAATCAAATCTCTAAATGAATATTTTTCACAGACTATAAGTGGAGATGGCTTTAACAGCTCAAATGGAGTTTTTAAAGTTGACTACAAACCATTTCAGGATCTTTCAATATCGGTTGGGAGAGACCCAGATCCAAGTATATTAGTTAAAGATTCTGTGTTTCAAGTTGGTGATTTGGTAAAAGGAAAAGTGGAAGGAAAAAGTAAGAAAATTACTGGTGAGGTTATAGAGACTTTCAAACAACAGGATGGTAAATCGTACAGGATCAAAATCCAAGGATTGAGAGACAAAAAAATTTACTCACTAATTCCAGGATCAATAGAGTTTACAGAGGACAGAGGGAACACTAAAAACTTAATGGGTGTAGCTATTAGCTCCAGAGAAAAGATGCAACAAAATCTCAAATATGACGGAGGTAACGTTGTGTGGGGTTCATTGGAAGGTGAATCAGATAAAGATCTTTTGATACCTATTGATAATCCAGATCATATAGAAGGTCCTTTTGGAACGGGATGGAGGATTATTTTGTCACAAAATCCTGTACCTGGCGAAAGGATATTTGCTGGGGTAACTTGCAATCCAAACACGCACGAAATTTATTGCGACTCTAAACTAAATCCTGTAACACTAAAAGATACTTTGAAGGCAGCTGAAGCTTATTGCTTTATGAAACATCACAAAGATTTAAGTGATATAAACGATCAAATTAAATGTCTTTTGGGCGTTATATTTTTAGAAATGAAGAATGAACTAGAAGCTAAGAAAATTCTTGTTCAACATTTTCATTCTTTGGCAGGTGAATCATATGGCCAGTGCCGAGACAGAGATTTACAACAAGCACAATCTATAATTAATACTTTTATATCCTAATGTCGATAGAAAGAAAAAGAAGTCTTCTTAGAGTTAGTAGAGAAAGAATTAAGAATCCAAATTTTGGACAAGATATAAAATCAGAAACCAAACCAAATTTAACCCGAAATTTCAGGGTTAATAATAGCGAACCAGGTATGGAATTACCAGTATCAAGAATTACAACTACGATAAAAAGCGAATATCACGGAAAGAATCTTTATCCAGATTACATTGGAAAATACAAAGATAAAACTTTTATTATAGTTGGATGTGGATCTTCAGTTAACTACTTCACAGATCTAAGTAAATACTACATAGTAGGGGTGAATGATATCGAAAGAATACTTACACCAGATTTTTTAGTTGTTGTAAATGATTTCAGAACATTTATGAGAGGAAGATGGGATTTTGTTCGAGATTCTTTAAGCCCTGTAATATTTTCACATCTAGATAATCCTGGGCCTATAACAAGATCTGGAAACTTAGCAAAATTAAAAGTCGGAGAAAGGAACCAAGCAAGATTAGACCAGTTCGAATTTGTTGATCACACAATGAACTCTCCATATATGGCTGCTATTGTAGCTTACCAGTTGGGAGCATCTAAAATAGGTATGATTGGTGTTGATTTTACCAATGATCATTTTTTTACAAAAAGCGGAACTCATAAGCTTTCTAAGCATATCAGAAACATCGATGGTGAATTTGGTGTGTTAAGAGATAACTTAGAAAAGAAAGGAGTGAAGGTGGCTAATCTATCACCAATAAGCCAATTGGAGTCATGGCCAAAAATGGACCTGGAAGCTTTTGATGCTTTGTAAGAAACTTCTAAAGTTAAAGTAATAAAACTTATATGGAAAAAATTAGAAACGGGATTGTAATCAAACTACCCGACGGAGGTTTGGTTAAAGAAAACTCATTGATTAGAAGAATATGTGATCAAATCAAAAATTCTCTGCCATTGGGATACAAACTGTTTATAGTGGAAATTTCAGAAAAGGATCTTGAGTCAGACTTGGAGGTAGGTCAATCAGAAAAAGAGAGACTGTTTTACTATCTGGACGACTTAGATATTAGAATAGCAATCTATCTTAAAACCAAAAATCATATAATCTCTACTGACCCAAATTCTAAAAAGAATGCTAAACAAGAAATACTTAAGATTGGTAGTTTGATCGAAGAGATTGACGGAGGAAGATTCGATATTCCTTTGATTTGTCATATAGGAGGGGCAAAGGGTAACAGAAGAAAAAGTATGCAGGATTTCTGTAAATTTTTTGATACACTTCCTTGGAAAACACAGAAAGCAATTTGCCTTATAAATGACGATAAACCTAGTCTATATTCAGTTAAGGATCTTTTGTCTGTTACTTATATTGAAAAGAAAATCCCTATAGTATTTAGAACCTCTTCACATAGGACAAACCAAGGAGGATTAACATATAAGGAAAGCTTTTTTTTAGCAGCTTCAACTTGGGCTGAAAGATCTAATCCTATACTTTTCTATTGCCCTTCTACAAAGGAAGAAACAGTAAGCATTAAAGACTTAAACCCCTACAACTTAATGGTTGATGTCGCTTTCGATAACAATCTACCAGAACCAGTGTAATTTTTCTTATATTTGCAATTATGCCAGAAATTGCAGAGATAAAAATTATGAGCGACCATATAAATAATCGTTGCTCGGGAAAGATTTTTAATGTGGTTTGGAAAAACCCACAACATAAATCTAAAACGGATTTAACAGAGATTTCTAAGGTCCTGTTAGAAGGAGCACAGATTTCTAGTTTTTCAAGAGGAAAGGAGCTTGAAGTTAGATTTGAATCAGAACATAATAAGATTTCTCTTTTCTTCATGATGGGAATGTCTGGAAATTTTAAATTTATAACAGATCAAGAAGCTCCCCCGAAACATACACATCTAATCTTCAAGGGTGAAAACTTTGCCCTTTGTATGTATGATTTGAGAAGATTTGCAAGATGGAGAATCGACACCAATTGGAGTGATAAAAGAGGACCTTGTCCTTTAACTGAATACCATCAGTTTAGTTCAAATATTTTAAATTTGTTGGACCAAAAGGATTTTCAAAAACCGATGTATGAAATTCTTATGAACCAGAAATTCTTTAATGGAATAGGTAACTATTTAAGGGCAGAAATTTTAGGCAGAATAGACAGTGATCCACAGGTTCCAGCTTTGAAATATATTGAAAAGAATCCCGAGGTTTTAAGGATGTGTTATGAAATATCAAAACAAGCTTATGAGATAGGTGGTGGAAGACTAAAGGACTGGTTCAATAATGAAGAGATTGAAGATTCATCTAATAATTTTAAGAATTGGATGAGATATTATTCAAATTCAGAAGTCTGTTCACCTATTGTCGATGGCACAGGTAGGAAATTTTGGTTAAACAAAAAGTGGATTAGTTAATTACCAACCAACGTAGCCTTTAGGTTTTCTTTCTTTAATTATCGCTTGACTTGCTATCGAGTCTGCTTTTACCAAAGAATCTAAACTTTTTACGTAGTACCTTGTTTGTCCAGGAGTTCCCCAATTACCTTGCTTTGTCCAGTCAATGAAATCATAGTTGGTTAAATTTTTACCATCTACAGGGCCATAGTTAATTTTTCCGTCTTTTTGTGAAGCTTTTTCAAATTCGTTTCTAGAACTTATATTGCGATATCCGTATTTTTCCATAACTTATATATTATATGATACCAAGAATTCTTTTAGACTCATCTCTGTTCATAGACATTGAAACTGTTGGTTTATATCACACATTAGAAGAAGTTAATTCAAAAGATCCTGCCCTTGCACAGCTATGGATTAAGAGATGCAAATGGTTACAAAAGAATATTGAACCAGGAGAATCTTCAGATCCACATGATCTATGGGAAAACAAAGCTTCTTTACATCCAGAGTTTGGTAAAATTATTTGTGTCAGTTTTGGAGCATATTCAGGGGAATTAGAAAAGATCACTAGTTTTTATGGAGATGATGAGAAAGAAATACTTGAAAAAACAAATAAAATCTTGGCCAACTCAAGATCCAAAAATTTCAAAATAGCTGGTCAAAACATTAAGAACTTTGACATCCCATACTTGGGGAAAAGAATGATCATTAATTCTATTACTCCTGATCCTATTATTCAAACATGGAACAAAAAACCTTGGGAGACTGCTTTTACAGATTTTGCTGAAGTTTTCTCTTTTGGTGCATGGGGACAAACTTTTTCATCTTTGGAACTTGTATCACATGTTTTAGGAGTGGAGTCTTCGAAAGATGGAATGGATGGATCTAAAGTACATAATTCCTATTGGAAAGAAAATCGCATAGAAGACATCAAAGATTATTGCGAATCTGATGTGCTTTGTACTATGAACTGCTTCAAAAGATTGTCTTCATAATGTCAAAAGCTTTCTGGATATATAGTAAGGTCTTAATATCCAGAATTGAACAATATCTTAAATTTCTTTGCTTGGGTCTCTGAAAACGAGGAGAGAACAGATTTTTACAAAAAAGACCTCAATTCATCTTTTTGGATTGATGGATCATTCGATCCCAGAGTAAGAGAAAAGCTTCTGAAAATAGCTTCAGATTTCTATGAGGCTTTAAAAATCACTGCTCCTATCAAAGATATCCAGCTTACTGGTTCCTTGGCTAATTATAATTGGACTGATAAATCTGATTTAGATGTCCATGTCTTGATTGAATTTTCTGATATAGACGAAAATACAGAATTAGTTAAAAAGGCTCTAGATGGAGCTAGATTCATGTGGAACCTTAGACATAAGGTGAAAATTAAAGGATATGATGTTGAGCTTTATATTCAAGACATTAATGAGCCACACATTGCTTCTGGTTTATTCTCATTAAAAAATAATGAATGGATAAGAGTTCCAAAATACAATCCTCCAGAAATTGACTACAAAGATGTAGATAAGAAATTTGAGGGATACGTTTCAGAAATCCACGAAATGGAAAATCTTATCTCTACTTCAAATTTCTCAACAGTTTCTGCAGAAGAAATATACAAGCACGGAGTAAGGTTGAAGAAAAAAATTCTCGAAATGAGAAAAGAAGGTTTATCGAGAAGCGGTGAATTTTCAGTAGAGAATCTAACCTTCAAAAAATTAAGGAATGAAGGATATATAGAAAAGGTAATAGAGTTAATCTCTAAAGCTTATACAAATATGTACAATGAATAACAATATGAAAGACTTCTACAAAGGTATTAATCCGATTTACGAAAGCATGAAAAATTCCGTAAATGAGGAAAAAGGAGATGCTAAGAAAAAACAAGCACTCGATACTATATCATCTCTCTCTACGGTTATGAACCAGTTTTTTTCCGTTTTGTTAAATTCTAAAATGGAAAATGCTAAGAGTGTTAGAGGATTCCAAGAGATTAAAAATAAGATCTTAGGCACTAACAACTTTGGTGCTTTCAGACAATATCTTATTTCAGTTCTGGATGCTTTAGCTGCTATGGATCCAAGCCAAAGAGAAGCTTATGCGAAGAACGTTCAATTTGTTACAGAAGTACTTGCTCTTACTGAGCCAATTCTTTCAGATCCAAAACTTTTTGATAGTGCAAAGAAAGACACTGTTTCTAAGCTTTTGAATAACTTCGAAGAAGATTTAAAACAGAGAGAAACCCAGTTACAAAAAACCAATCCTAAATTATTTGGTGAAGTTGTTAAACAGGGTTTAGTTGTAAAAGAAGCTAAAACTGAAGAAGCTGAGGAAGAAGAATTCAGAGGTAAAGCATTCAACAAATCGAAAGAATCTTTGGATGCTGCAAATGGATTCGTTGGAATGGTCGATAGAGATCTTTATATAGCAGTTCTCAAAGACAATGAGGACATCAAGAGATACAAAGAAATTGCAGCTGGACTTTATAAAAAGGCTCAAGATCTTCAAATGATCGATAGAAAGGGTCTTAGAAATATCATTACAGCATCTGGTGAAATTAAAAGACCAGATTACATGAGACAACAAGATGGACTCATCAATGAGATCATCAGACAGAAAGGGGAATACACTAGAGTGAAAGATGCAGCTTTAAAAAACAAAGGTCTTACACCTCCTCCTGTTGTTATTCCAGTGTGTCCTCCAGGAAAAGTTTTCGATGCAACAAAAGGAATATGTGTTGATCAAGCTCCAGTAAAAACTGATGATCAAAGACAAGAAGGAAAGAAGAAAGAACCGATTGTTACTTCAACTGACTGTAAATTCCCAGTGAAATTTGGAACAAAATGTAAAGAAGTTGGAAAACTTCAATCTAAGCTTATGGAGGTTATTCCTTCTATTAAAACGTATCTTTCTGCAAAAGGTGGAGCAGATATGAAATATGGTAAAGGAACAGCTGCAGCAGCAAATATTGTTTGGGGTTATTTATCTGGACAAACAGGTCAACAATTAACTTCAGATTTAACTGAAGAAATGTACGGGGCTATTATAGCACTTACTCCTGCTGATATCGATTTAGATATTCCAGCAGGTGCTTTAGAGAACATTCATTCAGAAATGACAATTGATCAAAAGATCCAAGAAAGAGAAGAAATTAAAGGATCTTTAATTCTTTCTTTTGAAGATTTTTACTCTGTAATTGAAGAGTCTTACAATTTTGCTAAACTGGACGAACAATCTGTCTTTGATAGATTAGGAAAGAATACTCCTGCTGCTCCGGCAGAACCTGCACCAGCTGCTGCAACAGGTCCAACAGGATCTTTAGTTATGCCAGCTTATGCAAAAACAAAATTGAAAGATTCTTGTATTAAAGATTCCTTAGCACAAGGAAAAGTGCTTCCGTGTGCAGGTGCTACAGGAGCTACTGGTGGTACCGGTGGTACTGGAGGAACCGGAGCTACTGGAGGTACAGGTGCCACTGGATCTACTGGAGGTACAGGTGCTACTGGAGCAACTGGAGAAATCAAATGGAAAGGTCTTAAGCCAGTTGCAGATGGAGCATATACAATATATTATGACGAAAGTTGGTCAGAATGGTGGAGCGATACTGGTAAAGGTGCTATAGTAGCTGGATTAATAGTAGGTGCTGTAGTATTAACTGCAGGAGCAGCAGGAGCACCTATCGCAGTAGGTGGATCATCTCTAGGAGTTGCTAGTGCTGGTGCAGCTGCAGGATCTGCAGCAGTACCTGTTGCAACTGCAGGATGGGGATTAGGTGCAGGTGTAGCTGGTGCAGCTGGAGCACTTGGAGCAGCAGGAAGCTTAGGAACTGCGGCAGGCGTTGTTACTTTAGCATCTGGTGCTATAGGAGGTTCAGCAATTGCTAAATGGGCAGGAAGCGACAGAAAACCGGTTACAGTATTAGTATTTAACGGATACATTGAAAGCATTGCTGTTAAAGCAATGGCAAGAGGAATTTATAACAGTTTAACAGGTACAGTTTCTTCTCAAGATTTACTAGCAATCTATTCAACTTTAATTCTCTGCAGAGGTACCTTCACTGACGGTGGAGATGGTAATGCAGTATCTGTATGGCAGAAGGTTAAAACTGATTATGCAAGTTTCGGAGGAGGTGATTTAGCAGGCAATATTAATGCGATAACTTCTGGTGGTGCAGGTGGATTCTTCAAGGATATAGTTACTGATATGGATGAAATTCCTTCATTCCCTGTTAGCTTCAAAACTAAGAATCCTACAGAAGGTGGAGGTGCTACTACTTTCGAAAGTGCAAAAGATGCTTGCGATGAAGGTGTATCTAAACTAAACGCAAATGCTGCTAAGTTGGCAGAGAATCTTAAGTTAATTACTGAAGAAGATCTCGAAAAACTTTCAGAGGGAATGGGTGAAATCACATCTGGTGTAGCTGAAAAGGCTGAGGAATCAGAATAATTCAAGATATATAAAAAAATAAAAGGATGGAAAAAAACCAAGATTACGTACTGATTCTAGAAAAATCAACTGTAAATCTTTCAAGTAAGAAAGAAGGAGGAGAATATTTTCTAGAAGGTGTAGCAGCAGTTTTCGGAATTGAGAATTCTAATCATAGAATTTACGAGGAGAAGGAATATTTGCCACATCTTGATTATTTGAAAAAGAAGATTGAACAAAATCGTTTGGTTGGTGAATTAGATCACCCAAAAGAATTCGATGTTTCTTTAAAGAACATATCTCACATTATCACAGATTTAGATTATGATAATAAAGACAGATGTGTAAAGATCAAGGTTAAGCTTCTTGATACTCCAGCCGGTAAAATTGCACAGAATCTTGTTGATGCAGGTATTCCTATTTCTATTTCTTCTAGAGCAGCAGGTAACGTAAAAGAAAATAAAAAAGTAGAGATCAAGAAGATCTTTACTTATGATCTAGTAGCTGATCCTGGTTTTGAAAATGCTCAATTAGAAAGAGTTAGCGAAAGTTTATACGAAAGCTTAGGTTTTACTTCCTTTGCAGAAGAGATCAAAAGTTCAATAGTTTCTTCTTTAACCAATATAAACGAGAGCTTAGGATTGAGAAAAAATTCTAACACGCAGATATATAGAATTAAAGATATAGAGAAGATCTCTAAACTTTTAGAAAATACAAATAATACAAAGAATATGGACAATAACTTTGTCACAGCAGAAGAATTAAACGAATATTCACTCATTCTTAAAAAGGAAATGGATTCTTTGAAGAATGAAATGAAATCCTTTTCAAAAGGTTCTACTTCTAGTAACAACGATTCAGCATTAGAGGAGAGAATTCAAAGACTTGAAAAGTATTCAGAATATCTTGCAGAGAACTTAGAATCTGCAATTAACTTTGGTGATTACTTAGCAGAGAATTTAGAAGGTTCTATTTCTTATAATAAGTATCTTGCTGAAAATCTTGACAAAGCTATTTCATATGCTAAATACTTAGCAGAGCACGTAGATGGCAACATTTCTTATTCAGAATATATTGCAGAGAATCTTGACAACAATATTGCTTACAGCAAATATATCGCTGAGAATTTAGATAAGAACATTTCCTATTCAGAGTATCTTGCTGAAAACTTAGATAAGAACATTTCTTATTCTGAGTATCTTGCTGAGAACTTGGACAAGAACATCTCTTATGCTGAATACTTGGCTGAAAACGTTGACAGAAACATTTCTTACTCAGAATATCTCGCAGAGAAATTGGATAAGAACATCTCTTATTCTGATTATCTTGCTGAGAATCTAGATAAGAGCATTTCTTATTCAGATTACCTTGGTGAGAAAGTAAACGGAAACATTAACTACTCAGAATACTTAGCTGAAAAAGTTAAATCTGGTATTGAATACTCACAATATTTGGCCGAGTCTATCAATAACAAAGGAATTAAAAATTCCGGTAATGATATGGCTAAACAAATTAATGATTCAGTAGAAAAAGGAAAAAGAACTTCTGGTTTCTCAGGTGATTACAATTCACTTTCTGGCAAAGTCGATCAATTAATTGAATCACTTAGCAAGAACAAAACTGAAGAAATCGTAAACGAAAATAAATATTCTTTCTTAAAGCTTGTTGATGAACAAACAAAGAAAGGATTTATCTCTTTGAACGAGGCCGAAAAACAAAAGGTCGTTAAAGCTCTTAATGAGCAGAATTACAGTTCAGGTATGGACGTAGTTCAAATTATGGGATCTGCTCTAACTGAACAAGCTCAGTCTGGAGAAAAATTCCTCGATATGATACCACAAGATTTGGTACCTGTTTGGAACTCTTTGAATGAATCACAGAAAGCATCAATTGTTGCTCAAAGTAAATTCTATCACTTAGACACTCCTTATCAGATTAACAACTTCTGGAGAACTAGAGGATTTCAAGCTCCACAGGCTAATTTGGAAAGATTAGACGAGTCCCAAAACCCTAATAATGCTACGAACAGCGGAATTAGCAACAGCTATATCGCAAACATCGCAGCTGAATTAGACAAAAGATTTAAAAAATAAGATCTAATAAAATGCAACTCTTAAATCAAAACGAGATCTACGAAACATGGTCTCCCATTATTGAGAGCAAGACCGGCATGACTGATCGTTCAAAAGTAGAATGGCTTTCTAAATATTGCCACTTCCACTCACTTAACGAATCTGCTGGAGCTTACAACTCTCTCGGTGCTTTAAATGGTATGGGTGCCATCATGCCTCCTGGTAACTACTCCGGTAGTAATGCAGCAGCTGGCCCAGGTAATGCTGGTTTTTACTACAACAACACTTACAACGCTGGTACTCCTTATGTAGGTTCTGGTGATAAGTTCCCTTCACTTCTTCCATTGGCTATTCAGGTAGCTGCTAAAACCGTTGGTTTTGACATTGTTCCTGTTATTCCAATGAGCGGACCAACAGGGGTACTTTCTTATCTTGACTATGTGTATGCAGGTGGTACTTTGTCTGGTACTTCAACAGATACTACTACCAACTTTACTGCAAACACACCTGATATGATTAAGGTGCCTATCGCTGTTGCTTCTCCTGTATTTGGTACTCTAACAGTTGGTAGTTACTACATCATCTTAGTTACTGGAGCTACTGCATCATCCGATTCTGCTAAAGGTAAATTTGTTGGATACTCACGTATTGACGGTTTCCCAATTTTCCAGATCACTGCATTAACTTCTGGTGATTCTATTGCCACAACAGTTACTGCTAACTCTGAAATTCGTTTAGCATCAAGCCAGGCTAACGACCAAACTATGACTACAACTGGTAACGTTCTTGCTTTCTCCGGTGGTAACGCAGTATTGGTTAAGACATTAGAAGATCACATTCAAGGTTTCTCTGGTGCTGGTCAATCTAACACTAATAACTGGCAAGGTCCATACGTAGATGGCACACAAAACTACGATCCAATGTTAAGAGGTGTTGCAGAATCAACTTATTACAAGTCACTTGGTCTTTCTACATTCACTAAGTTTGTAGAAGCTGGTACTTTCCAAGTTGCTGCTTCTGTTACAACTGAGCAAATCCAAGACCTTAACAAACAGTTCGGTATCGACGTAGTTTCTATGATCGAAAACGCTCTTGTTAACGAGGTATCTCAGGCTATTAACAAGCACATTCTATCAAGAGGTTTTGCTCTTGGCTGGTCAAACCACTCACAGTTCTTAGTAACTGAGCAAACTAACCTTAACCTTAACTTGGTAATTGGTGGTGCTGCTTCAGGTTATGCAGTTCCAGATTACGTAGGTAAAATGGGTCTTGCTATCACAGGTTCTGCTAAGCCAGGTTCAGTTGCTGGTCCTGCTTCAGGTACTTTTGAGAACTTATCAACAGTTCAAAGAAGACTTTACAGCCGTATTTTAGCTGCTGCTAACGTAGTTGCTAACAGAGGTCGTAGAGGTCCTGCTAACTTCATCGTTACTAACTCACAAATCGCGTCTGCTTTACAAGACATCAGTCAGTTCACATTCGCTCCGTTTACTAACACTCTTACTCAGAACAACGGTACACTTTACCCAGTAGGTTCACTTGCTGGTATGACTGTATATGTTGATCAGAACATGCAGTTCAGTGATACAAGAGTATTAGTTGGTAGAAAAGGTGCTGATGATGAGCCAGGTATGAAGTTCATGCCTTACATGATGGCTGAATCTATTCAGACAATCTCTGAAGGTACAATGTCACCGAAGATCGCAGTTAAATCAAGATACGCTCTTGTTGAAGCTGGTCACCTTCCAGAAACAATGTACATCTGCTTCCACGTTAACGCTGGAACAAACACTGCTATTATCTAATAGGTAATCGATATAACTGAAAAGGTCCCAAAAGGGACCTTTTCTTTTTGCTTTTAAATTGGATTTCAAGATATATAAGGAAAAGACAAACTCATGTTATTTGAAAATATTAACCAATTCCAAAAAGCTAAGAACTATCTTTTGGAGAATGATAGGGACATAAGAAAAACCTATGATTTACTAAAGAAAGATTTAGATTTTTCGCAGATGTCAGAGGGACAAATATTAGTAGCACTGAATTCTCTGAATGAGGGTTTAGGTGACACTATAGCAAATTTTTTAGGTGGGGCTTTCGGCGGAGATATTTCAAAAATCAAGACTGTTCTGACCCAAATGAAAGAACAGGAGCTTAAATTTAATTCAGAGGAATACCAAATTTACGATGAGTTTTATAGATCCTTACAAGATCAAAAGGCATTGGATAATGATCCAAATAATCCCAACTACCAAACGTTGAGTAAGGATCTAGTCAATTATAGAAATTCTCTTAATATGAGAATGAAAGAATTGAACAAAATGCACGAGGAAATATTTGATGTTTTGGAGCAGAAGATTAAAGACCTTACTGGAGATAACAAAAGAAAGAAAAAGTATTTCAACGCTCAAAGAGCAACAGATGTTTTAGAAACGAGAAATGACAGATACGAAAAGATCAAAGCAATAACTGCAAAGAGTAAGACTAGATCTAAAGATCTACAAGATTTCTTTGGGGTTAGTGTTGAGAGTGCAAAAAAACAAGCAGAGGATGCTAAAGTTAAAGCAGAAAAAGAGGTTAATTCATTAACCAACACTCCTGCAGCTTCTACTGGAACTACTACAAAGTCAAGAAAAGAATTTAAAGATGAACCAGAGAAATCTTTGAGTGAGGAGTTTGAAGCTATTAAAAATAGTGTAGGTGGGTATTTTTCTAAAAGAAGGGATATCGAAAAACTACAAAGAAAGGTAGAAGACGAAGTACACAAGTCTGAGTTTGATAAATATTCAGAAGGCAAGCAAAAGGATATCTACAGCATTTATAAGGACTGCGAAGAACTTTTAGATGTGTTAGCAAAAGAGGAAACCAAGATAAAATGAAACTAAAAAGATTAGAAAGTTTTTCTATCAATGAAGGTGTATTGTCTTCAGTTTTTAAAGGGATTTCCGACATTTTTAAAACAAAAAAAGGAAAAATTGATTCTCTTTTAAAACAGATTAAAAAGGCTAAGTCTGAAGAGATAGACAACCGGATTACGATTGAAAAAGAAATATCTGTTATTCCTAAGGAGAACACTCCGGAATACAGATTTTTAATTTCTAATTTGGAAAGACAAGCTAGAGTTTATGCTAATTTGAAAATGCAAGAAATAAATGCACTTTTAAAAGAAGCTGAAATCCAAATAGAAAAAAATCCTAAACTTCAAGCTTACTTCAGTGCAGAAGTAGCAAAAATAGAAGCTGAAAGTACAGAGAAATTACTTAAAGGACTTAACAAATATAAATCCTCTGGAGATCTCAATTTAATTGCAGCTCAGTTTGATTCATTGGTAAAAGATGCAAACAAGAAATCTAGCTATTTTGAAGATTTAATGGGAAAAGGACAATCTGTTGAAAATTACACTACAGAAATTCCTGAAGAAATTGCACCTTTTTTGAATTCTACAAATTCAGAAGCCCAGTCTATAATAGATGGATACGATGAAAAGGAATTAAAATCTTTATTAGACAAGCTTAGGGATTTTAAGTTCGATGTTGAGATAAGGAGTAAGATGCAGATAGAAGAAATCAGAAAAGAACTCAAGCAAGCTAAAAAATTTGCAGATTCACAGACTATCGATAGTTTGGAAAATGAAGAGGCAAAGATTAGAATACATTATAAAAATATGTTTGAAATGCTCAGATCAAAGATTTCCCTGATCGACAAAAAAATAAAAGCTCTCAAGTATGAAAATTACTAGTTTTAAAAAATTCATTTACGAACAGGAGTCTGCACAGGACAAAGCTAAAAACCTACAAGTAAAGACTACTGCTGAAAAAGAAATCTTAGAAATTGATAAAAAGCTGAGCGAGATTGATTTGGCTATAGCAAATCTATTTAAAAGAGAAAAAGATGGCACTTTGAAGAAAAGTGATTCCCTACAACAACAAGCATTAGAAACTCAGAAAAAAGTTGCTGAGTTGCAGAAAAAATCTGTGGCAGTTAAGAAGATAGAATCTCTTGGATAAAAACAGATATATACAATAATAAAAATTAAAAATGAGGAATAATTATTTACCTTACAACCCTGTTTTTGAATCTCTTTCAGAACAGGCTAAAAAGCATCAATATGTTAGACTTAATGAAGCAGCTATGAGTGCTGATAAAGTGGAAGATTACGCTAAAAGAATCTTTTCAACATTAGCATCTAATGTTCAACATTTCTTTTTAACTATACCAGACGATGTTAAAGCTAAGGTTTTTCCTCTTTTCATCCAAGCAGCTACTACTCCATTACCTCCGCAAACAAGACTTGGAGATGTAATTAAAACAGCAGAAGAGCTTTGGAGCAAAGCTAAAACTGAAGCTGCAGCTTCTAAAAACAAGGAGCTTTATGCAAGTGTTTTTGATAAAGTCTCAAAGGGATTTGAACAAATTGCTAGGGCTTATGAAGCTTTACAAGCAGAATCTGGAGATTTTACCAACGATCCAGCTATTACAGCAAGCGTAATCGAACAAATTAACGCATTCAATGCAAAGTTTATCGAGGATTGGAAATCAAAAACTTCACAGATTTAAAATAAAAAATACAATAAAATGGCACTTAGTAACAATTTCTCTCGCTTAATCGAAAGTATGAAAAGTGATTCATATAACATGAATCTGGAGGAAAGAAGAGATAGTAAGCAAAGAAAAGAGGATAGAGCACAAAGACGCGAAGAAAGAAGACAAGACAAATTCCAGGACGATGAAAAAGATTTCAAATTGAATCCTTTTATTGATTCGTTGGAAGCTCTTAAAAATTCGATAGTTGCTGATTATAACGATGCACAACAAAGACAAAACCCAGCTTCAAATCTTGCAGGTGCTCAAACTGGAAAGAAGTACACCACTATCTTTACTAGACTTATAGATCGTGTTGCAAAACTGAAAGCTGAGGCAGTTTATCAAAGGGAGAAAGATGGTAAATTTTTAGAAGTTACTAAAGATTTAGCTTTGATAAACAATTTCAGAAATAACTATTCTGATCTATATACTGATTTCACTGAAGCATCACAAAGTTATCGTGATGAGTGGGCGAAAGAGTCAGAAAAGGTGATTGCTGATATTGAATATCCAACAATTACAAAACCGCTGCAAGACGCTGAAACTTTATTTTCTGATGCTAAGAATGAAATGGTAAAGGTTCTCGATACAATGAGACTTGCAGCACAACAACTTGCAAGTGGATCTACAGGAGCATCTGGAGCAACAGGATCAACAGGATCAACTATCCAAGGTGGATTAACTTCAACAATTAAAGAAAGGAGTGGTGAAGCTTATTCAGGAAAAGACGGTGAGGTAGTTAAAGAGGTTAAAAAATTAATCTATGAGAAGTTCAAAAAATATGATGCAGTAAGTGGAACTAGTGATTGGAGTAAGGTTTATGCAAGCTACCCAAAAGTAAGTTCTACATTAAGAGCTAATACTGCTAATGTTATTAAAGATGTTAAGAATGGATTGAGAAAGAGCTACAAAGAGCTCGAGAATGATAAAACTGGAAATATAACGCCAGAATTTTACACAATTCTATTAAATTATAAAGAAACTAATGAATCCTTGGGAACAAATTTGAAATTGGTTTCTTTTGATAGTTTTATAAAAAAAAAATTAAACGAGGGATTTGACGTTGAGGCTGTTAAGTCAGGTAGAAACGTCCCTCGTGGCGGAACTTCAGGAGTTGGAGCTAAGAAGGATCCAGTAGGTGAGGCTAATCCTGCAACTCCTTTTAAAACTAAAGAAGAAGGCAATTTTTTTAGAGTTTATGTAAACGAGAAGGATCCAGAATATGCTAAAAAAATACAGCTTGACAAGAGCGGAGAATTCAATAATAAATTTATAAGAAAAGCTTTTGCTCAGTATGGTCAGCAGTATTTGAAAGAAATCAAAGATGGTACCTATAAAATTTCAGGGGAAACAGAGGTTCAAGTCTTAAGTAACGATCAGATTAAAAAAGTTTATGACTATTTAAAGACTGAAGTTCAAAATAATCCAACGAAATGGTTTAGTGGTTTCGCCGGTGGAAGTGGGGAAGTCAAAGTAGAAATTTTACCAACAGGAAACACGTTTTATGTCCAAATAGATTTGGAGGATGCAAACGAGGCTTTACTTCTTTATTCAAATTATACAGCATCTTATTTTTCTAATTTCAACAAAGGAGTTTCAGGATATACAAGATTCGATGCAGATCTAAACATTCCACAGGGCAAAGAGACTGATCCATCATCTTGGCAAATTGCTTTCAGAGATGGTCAAGGAACATTTTCACTTAAAGAGGTTGGAAAAGGAACAGTAGCAGGAAAAATTACTGGAAAAGAAAAACAGAAACAAGCAGCTACCGAAGAAAAGATGAAAAGGACATATACAGATGCCCAATATCAGGAGATGGTTTCTGAACTTCTCATGAATATGAAAGGAATTAATACAGCTTACGAAGGTGGACAGGTTCAAAAATTATTCAGAGAGAAAATTAAAACTCAAGGTGATTTAAATGCTTTGAATGATGCTTGGGGTTTGAAAGATGGTGACACACTTAAGCAATGGTTATATGATGATACTCTTTGGCCACAAGTTAAAAAAATCTTGAAAGAAAAAGGTCTTGATGTAAGTATGATGGCTGCTGGGGAATAATTCCAGACAAAGAAATTTTATTAATTTAAAGGATATAATCTATGGTTATATCCTTTTTTTATACAAAAAACATGAGCTTACTAATTATTGAAGGTGCTAGAAAAAGTGGAAAAACTTATCTCATCCAACAGCAAAAATCTTTACCAGTTTTTAAATTCGATTTCAATTCTAATTTCGAAACATGGGAATTTTCTAAAAATGACGAAATTGTTCATTGGTTCGGATTAGGAAAAGAAGTTATGTTGCACGAGTTAGATAACCAAGGATTTCTACCAAAGATTATAGTTGATAGAGGGATTCTTACAAATTCTGTTTGGGGAGTATTCCAAGGTAGAATAACTGAACAGGAAGCAAAAAGGGATCTTATAAATTTCAGCAAAAGAGGATTTTTTAGAAAAACAAAGATTATTCTTGTTGAAGGATTATACGAGCAAAATAGAAACAAAGATATCTGGGATAAAGACGACCAACGAAGAGAAGAAGAGAAGGGTCTTTTTTCATCGTTTTCTTCCTTGCTGCTAGACTTGGGAGTTGACATAGAGGTTTTCCATAACAATATGGATTTAGATTCAGTAATACGCTTTAAATCAAAAGTATCACAATTTTAAAATATGTGTGGAATTTTAGTAGCTAAGAACCCGAGCGAGGAACGGGTTTTGTCAATATCACATAGAGGTACAGAATACTCTATGGTCCAACATAAAGATCTTTCATTAGTTCATCATCGTCTACCTATTCAAACATTAGATGGAGATAATTGGTCACAGCCAATTCAAATAGGGGAGAATAGATGGTTGTTGTTTAATGG